GGGATCAATGAGTTTAACCCAATAAAGCTCCCATGGGATGTTCACCCTGAAAGAGATGATGAGTGGTTCAATAAAGAATCCATGAACATGAATAAGCAACAGATAGCGCAAGAGCTACTTTGCGATTTCCAAGCATCTGGTAACACATTTCTTGCAATGGAAGAAATTGAGAAATTAAGATATAGGGTTCGAGCACCTCTTGAGAAGTGGGGCCCAGACAATAATGTGTGGGTTTGGAAGTACGCGTTAGAAAATCATGAATACGTCGTGTCAGCTGACGTTTCAAGAGGCGATGGAAAAGACTATTCCACATTTCATGTTTTTGATACGACTGTTTCCGAGGTCGTCGCGGAGTTTCGCGGAAAAGTTCCGCCAGACCAACTTGCTTATCTTTTAGTTGAAGCAGGTAGAAGGTATAGCGAAGCAATGCTTTGTCCTGAAAGTAACACTTATGGATATGCTGTTTTGATGAAGCTTCAAGAATTAGGTTACAGAAACATTTATTTTTTGAAAGAAAAAGATAAATTTAATGCGTTATATGGTACTGGCCCGATTAGCAAAGCAGGGTTTTCCACTCAAGGGGCCAGTCGTGAGAAGATACTCACAAAATTAGAAGAGGCGATTAGAAATGACAAAGTCGAAGTATATTCCCAAAGGCTCGTTGATGAATTTAAGACGTTCGTGTGGAATAACGGTAAAGCCCAAGCTCAGCGTGGGAAAAATGACGACCTTGTTATGTCTTTTGCAATTGGGCTTTGGCTCTACGATGGCGAAAAGCGTATATCAAAGAAAGCTGTTGATATCAATAAGGCAATGCTTGATGGATTTGCAATTAATAAAAAGAAAGAGCTTCCTAATAGGAATATGTCGCAATTTAGCCAGCAGGTTGGGATATTTACATCAAGAGGCTGGCCCATCGCAATGGACGAAGAGCACCCAGCGGTGTCCGGATCAGTTGATTTTCGATGGCTTTTATAGGGTAAATGGATAATGGCTGATAAGGGAAATATATTTCAAAGACTAACAAGCTTATTTAGAGCGGGTCCAGTTGTTAAGCGAAAAGTTCGTATGCAAACCCCCGGGCAGAGGTCTTCTGCTGCGCAATTATTTAAGCGCGCCCATAATGATGTTTATAACACAACGTTAAGCGCGTATGGCTCTTTTGACAGGATGTCTAGGTATTCGGACTTTGCTGAAATGGAAGCAACTCCCGAGATCGCCGCGGCGTTGGACATTTATTCAGAAGAAACAACTTCCCCTGATGAGCACGGCAGGGCCCTGCATATCTTCTGCGAAAATGATGTACAAAAAGAATTACTTGAGACGCTATTTTACGATACCCTAAATGTCGAATTTAATCTTGTGATGTGGGTTAGGAATTTATGCAAGTATGGAGACTTTTTTCTGTTTAATGATATTGATCCAGAGTTTGGTGTAATAAATGCATTCCCTATCCCTATATCAGAGATGGAACGAGAGGAAGGATTTGACCCTGAAAATCCAGGAGCCGTTAGGTTTCGATGGCTAACACAGGGTAATAGCACTTTAGAAAATTGGCAAATCACTCATTTTCGCCTACTTGGGAATGATGCATTTTTGCCATACGGGTCTTCTGTTCTAGAATCTGCCAGGAGAATTTGGCGCCAACTTATTTTAATTGAAGATGCAATGCTCGTCTATAGAGTAATCCGTGCACCTGAGCGTCGTGTTTTTTATATTGATGTAGGGAATGTACCCCCGGAAGAAGTATCGAATTATTTAGAGCAAGCAACTAGTACGCTAAAAAGAGCACCTGTTATTGACAAGAATAACGGGAAGGTTGACTTAAGATATAATCCACTTTCTGTTGATGAAGACTATTTTATCCCGGTGCGAGGTGGCGATTCCGGTACAAAAATTGACACTCTCGCCGGAGGCCAGAACACAGCAGCGATTGAAGATGTTGAGTATATTCAGAAGAAATTATTTGCTGCTTTAAAAATCCCAAGAGCGTATTTGGGATATGATGAAGATGTCGGCGCTAAAGCCACTCTCGCCCAGGAGGATATTCGATTTAGTCGAACAATCCAGCGTATACAAAAGACAGTTATTGCTGAGCTTAATAAAATAGCAATGATACATCTTTTCGTTCACGGATATGAGGGTGAAGACTTAATAGATTTTGAACTAAAACTTTCAAACCCGTCTTCTGTTGCTCAATTACAGAAGCTTGAATTAATCTCTACACGTTTTGATATTGCTGGTAAGGTACCTGAAGGTATGCTTGATCGTCGGTGGGTGCAGAAAAATGTGCTTGGTTTAACTGATAAGGTTATTGAAGAAATTAACGAGGGCAGAAAAGAAGATAAGCTAATAGACGCCGATGTGGAGTCAGCTGGGGCTGCTGATGCCGAAGGTGGAGACATGGGCGCCGGCGACATGGGTGGCGGCGAGGAGGCAGGTGGACTATTTGCTGCTGATGAACCCGGGGGCCATCTTTTAACTGCACATCCAGGCGGTGATGGCAGGGATGATGATTTCGATGAAGATGATGAAGATGATATAGACATTAGTAAATTGTCTATTGACGATCTAGATGCACCCTTGAAGGCCCAGTCCTCCGTCAAAAAGGTTTTTGGTCGATCCCAACCCGGGGTGAAGGCGAAAAGAGGGCCAATCGATACGCATATGCCCGACTTTAAAAAGATGGTTACTCACGGACGCCCTCAAGACTCGCTACGAAAGCCATACGGTGAAGACTTCCTTCGACCAGCATTTGAGGGCATAGAACCACATGAGCATGATACTTATGAAAGTATGACCAGATCAGTCAAACCAACTATGACACCAGAGATGAGGAGCGCGATGCGTTCGCTCTCTTCGATTTTAACTCCTGAAGGTGGCGTGTTGCTGTCAGAAGCAACCGATAATGAGGAAGAATCAATCGACCTTGATGAATACGATACCGGAGAAATAGATGAAAGTTAAACATAATAAAAAAAGGAATGTTGGAATTCTTTTTTCTCAATTGTCAGAATATATTTCAACAGCATTAGTTGAAAATAGAGAAAAAGATGCCCATATTGCATTAAAGATTTTAAAGAAGCATTTTGCAAAAGGAACGGCATTACATAAAGAGTTTCGATTATTTCGTGCTCTGGTAACAACATCTGTGCCAAGTCCTGCACTTGCTGTATCAATAATCAACGAAGCAAAAGCTGCATCTCGTGGAATGAATATATCTCGCCTTCGACAGGAAAAGTCTGCCTTAATCAAAGATATAAACTATAAGATCGCGGAAAGCGCTTTTTATGAACGTAGGGTCGACGATTATAAAGCCTTCGCGACAGTTCAGACGCTGCTAAACAATTGGCGATCAAAAGATCCAGATATTAATATTATAACAAAGTTTGAATCCAACTTACATGAGCATTTATTAAAGGAAAAGAAAGACATTGCGATTCAAACAATGTCAACTCCAGATGTTAATCGTCTTACTGTGCAAATTATGCAGGAAAAGTTTCAAGAAAAATTTGGGCAAATATTATCTGAGGGCCAAGCAGCTCTTTTAAAACAATATATCTTTTCATGCAAGTCAAATTCAAACACAGCTATATTAAAAAGCATGTCAGAAGTAAAAGCTAGAACGCTTGGATTGGTAACTGGGTTTGAGGAAACTTGTGATAATTCTGTTTTAAAGGAACAGATTGATGGGGTCCAAGATAGAATCTCTGTATTACCAACAGACAGGGTTGATGATTCAATTTTATCTCAATATTTAACATTAATGAAGCTTGTCGAAGAGCTTTCACCAGGGGATAAAGATGTCTGACTTAAAGCTTTTAACAGAATGGGCGCCATTTGAGTATACCAAAGAACTTGTGGAGCAATCAAAGATTGACAATGATGGTAAAATTTTGATGAAAGGAGTATTACAAAAATCTGATACCTTGAATCAAAATGGACGGATTTATCCTCGTTCTATTTTGGAGCGAGAAGTAAGAAACTATCAAAAATTTATTCAAGAAAATAGAGCTTTAGGTGAATGTGACCACCCAGATAGTTCTGTTGTTGAATTAAAGAACGCCTCGCATATTGTAAGAGAAGCCTACATGGATGGTGATATATGTTACGGTATCGTTGAATTATTGGACACACCAGCTGGTCGAATTCTTCAAAGTTTGGTTGAGGCTGGTGTAACTTTGGGCATATCAAGCCGCGGCGTTGGTTCAACAAAGAGAAATGGCGATACCGATGTTGTTCAAGATGATTTCCAATTAATCTGTTGGGACTTTGTATCCGAGCCTTCAACCCCTGGTGCATTTATGATGCGTGAAGGAAGAGTCGTAAGACAATCCGAATTGAGCGCGGTATTTAACAAATCAGACAGAATCAACAGAATATTTAACGAGATACTAGAGTGGGGAGAAGAAGATGAGTAGCCACTGGCCAAAACCCGGCCTCGGAGATGTTGGGGCATATCAATTAAGCGGAATTCCTTTCGTCACATCCTCAAATGGATTAGAGTGTACTTCTAATGGAACCGTTGTTAGAATAAAATTCCCAAGAGTAACACGATGGTTCGAGGTATCGCTTAGCGGATCAGGTGCAGCAAACGAAAAATTACGAATTGGTTTTACTGAAAATGGTGTAAATGGACTGGGTGCAGTGACAGGCTCTCAATTTACCGGCGCGCGCGACCAATGGGATAATCAAGTCTGGACCGACACGTCACCCACACCACAAGCTTTTGATAAAGCAAATGCAAACGCAAATTATTTTGTATTAGCTCCGAGTACAGCGGCTGGAAACCGAGAAGCAGGAATGCAGGCAACATCTAGACGATTTGAATTAATGTGCACTGATTTATATCTTAGAGCCGATTCGGGCGCGGATGTAGGGTTTTCTGTTATAGCTGGCTTAACAGGTGTTGAGCGAAGCCAGCTCGTCATAACTGGGTCTCGTGGCATGTTTGGTGTTGGATAATGGCAAAGTTAACTAGAAATCACTTAAAAGAGCTTGTTAAAGAATGCTTATTTGAAATCCTCCTGGACGCAAGTGATGGGGGTGAGCAATTGCAGGAATCTCGGTCATCTAGACTTACCGAGAGAAGCAAAAGATCTTCTTCCAGCCCAAAGAAAAAGAAGAAAGCCTCAAATCTTCATCCGTCTTTAAACAATTTAAATTATAGTAAACCTACGAGCGCACCTCAGATAGACACATCGGCACTTACAAGTGATCCTATTATGGCAGCTATTTTTGAAGATACAGCTGCTACTACCTTAAAAGAGCAAGCTGCAGCTGAACGCGGCCGCCCAATTGCTGGGGGTGATGCTGCTACATTGATGGCTAGCAATAACGATCCAACAGAGCTATTTTCAGGAGCATCTCAAAATTGGGCCGCACTAGCTTTTAGCGATCCATTGAAAAAATGATAACAATCGTCTCGAGCGAAATAAGTAATAATATTCCGGAGGATTAAAATGGCAAAGACCAGAAAACTTACACCCGCTGTTCTCAGAAAACTTGTTCTTCAAGAAAAAAGAAGAATTCAGGAAGCGCTTGAATCAGGTGCTCTAGAGGACGTGGAAAAAACAAAAGCTGAAGAAGTTGACGCTGATGAATACGCAAATTCACTTGAGCAAGACATTGATTGGATGAAGGCTCTTAAAATTCATGAGCGCCGACTGAAGCTCAAGCTTAAGCGAATTCAGGAGAATCGCTCTAAGCTTCGCAGAAGAATTACAAAAAAACTTTAGGGGATATACATCATGCCAACGCATAAACAAACAATGGTAGAATCCAATGTTACGACTCAAGGAATGGGTTCCTCAAACACTGAGACCGTTAAGGCAAGTTTTCCAGCTTCTCCGATATACTCAGGTGAACTTACTGATGCTGAGCGAATTGAGGTAGGTCAAGCCTTACTTCTAGATGGCGTTGTGAATGATGGAGGCCACACGTTCGGAGAGTTTAACAGAGATTATGTCGATGCGCCAAATTATGGCGAGGTAGAAACAGGTGGAGGCGGCCTGCCCGGCTCAGCTTGGACACCGAATCCAGTCTCTCCAGGTCCAGGAAGTATGAACCCAACCGACCAAGCTGATCCACCTGATGGCTGGGGTGTAACTCCAAATAGTCAATGGGGCGGTGGTGTTGGTTCACAATTACAGCCCTCTGAGTCATCAGCAGCACAGTCTGCAACGAAGCTCGGCGATTATGTGATGGGTAAAGCCTCCGGGGACGCTGGTTAGTATTTTCATGAACGGACCAAACCTTCCATTAAGCATCGGGCAACGCTCGGGTCGTACCTATAACACAAATCAGGGTTTTGGGTATGGGAGGACTTCAACACGATTTCACAATGCTCGTCAAAAGGGCTCAAATTTCCCATATTCAGAGCCCCCTACTGACTCTGAAGAGTTATCTGTGGACGATGAAGAAGTAATAAGGAAAGTGATTAACAAAATGCAGGGTACTCACGACCATCCAGACCATTATTCGAGCCGAGCAGCAGATCATTTTGCTTTTCAAGGTGGTAATATGCGCGTTGGGATTGCTAATGAGGCTGCTGGTACTGGAATGGTGCCATTTCCTTCCATGTATAAAAAAAGGATCCAGGTTGGCGGTGGTGTTAATTCACCAATGGCAATTACACCTGGGCAAAATCCTCGAACTGGTACAGAGCGGGGATGGGCCCACGCACCAGTCCCTCCTGCATATGCCAATGATGATGTGACATTTTCTGAGTTAGAAAGCGGAGAAGATGAGTCGATCCTTAAATTAAGGAAAGTAATTAGCAGCATTTTAAGGCAAGAAAAGGAAAATGAGTAATGAAGTGGAGTAATCTTCTTTTTTCACTGCATATTTAAGTTGTGCGTAAGGAATGATATAATGTCAACAAACCTGTATATAGATGCTATCCGTGAAGCCCAACAGCTGAAGACGATGGCAGAGCAGAATGCAAAAAATAAAATTATTGAGGCACTTACACCTAAGATCCAAGCTATGGTCGAAGCCCAACTCCTCTCTGAGCAAGAAGAAGTAGATGTTGAGGAAGTCGATGTTGAGGATTGGGAAGCTATGTCTTCTCCTTCTGGAGACGTGGAGGTGGTTGACTCATTTTCTTCAGCCGAGGAGATGATAGCTCCTGACGGCTTAGTAGACGACGAAGTCGATGATGACAATGTCGAAGTAGAAAACGACGCCCAAGTTGTAGTAAATGCTCAGGGTGATGTTTCTGTAAACGTATCTGAAAATTCTTCTCTCTCACGAGAGAGCGTTCGTGCCGTCAATCGGTTACGACGCAACTCCAAAACTTCCAAAGTGAATAAGCTCACAGAACGAAATGTGCTGCTTCGGCGGAGGGTTAGGAGAATGGATGCATTGTTGGAGGGTCTTGAATTTAAACGTTTATCCCCCCAGCAACGCGCTGTAATTAAAAAGTCATATGCAAAACTTTTAGATGAAATGATTAATTTGCGAAAAGAGTCAATAGTTAGTTCTAATCGCGAAGAAAAGAAAGTTCGTCTAGAAATTTTCGAAACATTAAAGGAGATGAAAACAATGACTGACCGACGCAGCCGCGCCATCTTCAACCGACTGTTCGAAGCTGGCGGTGGTGATCTGGATGAAATGGAAATCGTTCTTTCCGATGACGACCTTTTGGGTCTCGGAGTGGAAGAAGAAGCCCTCGAAGATGAGGAAGCTCTTGATTTGGACGCTATCGATGTCGACCTTGTAATGGCCGACCTTGAAGCTGAAGATGAAGAAGCAGCTGACCTTGAAGATGAGGGTATGGAACTTGAAGATGAGGGCGAAGCTCTAGAAGACGCCGGGGAAGCTGAAGAGCTTGATCTCGGTGAAGTCTATGAGATTGATCCTCGTATGCTAAAAATGGAGCTTCGTAAGCTTCGTCAACGCCGACGACTCGCTGAGCAGGAAGTTGGGAGAGCAGCTGCTGCTGACCCCGCCCTTGCGCATGGTGGTGAAGATGAAGGTGACGTCATTCTTGATGTTAACGAAGACGACCTTATTAATGCTTTAGCCGATGAGCTTGGTGACCCTGGTGTTCCGACCCCTGATGTTGGTGGTGCGGTACCCGCTGGTGATGCAATGCCGGAGTCCTACCGACGTAGACTTCGTAGGCGTAGAGTTGCTGAGGCTCGCCGACGTCGAGCTGTCGCATCTCGCCGAACTCGTAAGGCCCCCAAGACAGTTGCTGAGAATAGAGCTCTCAAGCGTAAGCTGTCTGAAATGAATCTTTTTAACGCAAAACTGCTTTATGTGAATAAACTGATGCAAAATCGTAATGTGAGTTCAAAGCAACAGCGTGCCATTGTCGAGGCTTTAGATAGTGCCAAGACCGTTAGAGAGGCCAAGCTCGTTTATGAGAGCTTGACCAGATCACTCAAGAAGAGAAGTCTTTCTGAGGGATCAACTGGTAGAAGAGTCCTTGGTTCTTCCTCCAGACCAACTCGCAGAGGTAGTTCTTCTGTAAATGAGTCGGTCCAGGAAAATCGTTGGGCAGTTCTTGCCGGAATTAAAAACAAGTAGACGCTAATTTCTAAAGGAGAAAATGAACATGTCTAAGAAGTTTACACTTGGTCAATTGACCGAAGGCATCCGTAGTCGCCATATGGGCGAGCACGGTCGACGCCTTACAGAAAAGTGGACTCGGACTGGTCTCCTGCGAGGTCTCGACGGCGTCCATCGTGAAAACATGGCACAGTTGCTCGAGAACCAAGCTGGACAAGTTCTGCGGGAGCAGAACACCCTTGGTGGCGGTGGTCTTGCACCATCCGCTGCTGATGGAGACATCCGCGGTTTCACTAACATCGCATTCCCAATCGTTCGTCGAGTATTCGGCGGTCTGGTAGCGAATGAGTTGGTATCCATTCAACCTATGAGCCTTCCTTCCGGACTGCTCTTCTATCTTGATTACACCTACGGTACAAATATGGGTGGTCGTGAAACAACTGGTTCCGGAGATTATTCCGGTCTTGGTACGGCTTCCCAGTCCACGTACACCAAGGGACAGTCAATTTATAATAACCCTGCCGGCGCGGGCATTCGCTCTGGCTCTCTTGGTACCGGTGGTCAGTACGATCTTGCGGGTTCTGGTTATTCCAGAGTTCATGAGAACATAAATCTTTCCGGCGGTCAAATCCTTCAGGCATCTCGTTGCTTTACGCTCGGTAATGCTGCCACCCAGTCCCGTGTGACATCTGCTGATGGTTGCGCTTCTACTGGTGCTGATGGACGATTCCTTCAGTTTGATCCTCAGGTTACCTCGAAGATCGATAGCGCTGGTGGAAAATTCCGTTTCCTTGCCGTGCCTCTTAGCAGCATGACGAATTTTGACGTCACAGCAGTTAAGGAAGCGGCACTGATGTTAACGGGTTCAACCGGAGGCCTGAATGCTGCCACGGACCTTGCTGTTCCTGGTGAAACATATCAGGGTGGTGCTGGTGTTTATAACATCCGTCGTCTTAACCAGCTTGTTATCTGTTCGACCACAACGTCAACCGACGTCACGGCTGCTCCGATGGCAACACTTGGGACAAGCAACGCGTGTCTATTAATGGTTCTTTCTGGTACCATGATTAACTCCGCTGACCTGAATGGTTTCTCAGTTACATATCCTAAGACTAATAGTCTGGATGTTGATTCATCTGGTATTAATGAGGCTTCTACCCTCGTCGTTCCAGTGTTTGAGTCGAACTTCGAAACCAGCCCACAGCCGGTTATTCCTGAGATTGACATTAAGATCGAGAGTGTCTCGGTTGTCGCTCAGACCCGTAAGCTGCGTGCTCGTTGGTCTCCAGAGCTTGCTCAGGACTTGAACGCCTACCACAGCCTTGACGCTGAGGTTGAGCTCACTCAAATCCTCTCCGAGCAGATTGCTCTTGAGATTGACCGTGAGATCCTTAATGATCTCCTCATGCAGGCTGACACCAACTACTACTGGTCACGTTCACCTGGTTACTTTGTGAACAAGCAGACTGGCGCGACAGTGACACCTGGTGGAGCTGGTTCCGTTGGTCCGGCATTTACCGGTACTGTTCGTGAATGGTACGAGACTCTGGTCGAGACTGTTATCGACGTGGCGAATGAGATTCACCGTAAGACCCTCCGTGGTTCTGCGAACTTCATCGTCGTGAGTCCTGATGTGGCTACCATCCTCGAGGCTTCTGTCCTCTATCGTCCCTCCTACACCCTTGATGGTGATGGCCAGGTAAGCGGTGGAATGACACTTGGTTGTGAGAAGGTTGGTACGCTGAGTAACCGTTTCACGGTCTACAAGGACCCCTACTTCCCACGCAACAAGATCCTTGTTGGGTACAAGGGCGGTAGCTACCTTGAGACTGGTTACGTATACGCTCCTTACGTCCCACTGATTGTCACTCCGACCATCTTTGCCCCTGAGGACTTTACTCCTCGTAAGGGTGTGATGACTCGGTATGGTAAGAAGATGGTTCGTTCCGACTTCTACGGTACAGTCACTGTTCAGCAGATGGATGTTATCTAGATAACTTCTGTCTAACGACAATATGTGAACGGGTCCTCTTCGGAGGGCCCGTTTTTTTTTACATCGTGTTCATGCATATTAGTATAAAAAACTAGGGAGATTTATAGATGCCAACTACTACAAAAGTGCTAAACCCAACAGCGTCAAAGACGACAAAGAGACCAACGACAGCAGGAAACGCAAAAAGAATTACTAATTTAGAGGAAGAAGTTGCAAGCTTAAGAGCGCAATTACAGACTTTAGCAATTCCTTCGTCATCACCTTCATCTTCCACAGATGGCCAGCTAAGAACAGTTGTTAAGGATATGGCTCAAGCGCTCTTATTTAAGACGCTATCGGTCCGCGATTTTCGTGATCGGTATTCTGGTTTTTTAAATAGTTAAAAGACAAATCATCATCGGGTTGACACTTTCAATGTGATTTTTTGCGCTCGAGTTCTATAGTTAGAACAGGGTGTACCATGTCGACTTTTGCATATACAAGAAATCCAACGCCATTCGGTTTTTTTGATACAGACGCTTCTTTTCAAACAGAGGCAGATAGTATTGTTACGTTTGTAAAGAGAAAATTGGGCGATGACATTCTTAGCGTAGAACTAACGAAGAAGCAAATGTGGGGCTGCTTTGAAGAGGCCACACTAGAGTATGGCCGTATTATTAACGAGGCCGATGCCAAGTCGCAGATTTCGAACGTTTTAGGTATGCCAACAGGGTCTGGTGATTCTATGAATCCAGGGGGCGCTGGACTATTCCCTCGCCAAAGTCTGGAGTATCTCCTTCGTATGGCTGAGCCCTATGGATCATCTGTTGCGATCGGTGGGTCATATAATTCTATATCTGGCTCTATTGCGCTTGTTAAGAACCAGCAAGACTACAATATCTATAATACACTAATGACCACCCCGGGAGGGTCGGACCTTGTCGTTAGCAGCAGCAATAATAGTCCACGGTCAAAAATGAGGATTAACGAAGTGTTTCATTTTTCTCCTCAAGCTGCTTATAGATTTTTTGATACAACTTCTGCGATAAATTATCTGAATAATGAATTTAGCTTTGAGTCGTTTACTCCCGAGACTGTATTTTATGTTTTGCCTGTTTTTGAAGACGTTCTTCGTGCTGGTCAAATGAATATCTCAAACCGGGTTAGGAAATCGAATTATTCTTACAAGATAATTGGTGAAAATATACGAATATATCCAATGCCAACCCAAGATACCCCAAAATATTTGTGGTTGAATGTTTCATTTAGTGAAAACCCCCTTGAACCTGATGTTAGAGATGACTCAATTTATGGTGTATCAGGCATGTCTAATATCCCATATGGGAGATTATCATATAGCGCGATTAATTCTGTTGGAAGACAATGGATAAGACAGTTTACAGCTGCACTTTGTGAAGAATTATTGGGACAAGTTCGCTCAAAATTTGGCGCTGTCCCTATTCCGTCTGGTGATCTACAACTAAATGGAGCAGATCTAATAGGCCGCGGCCGGGAGGATCAAACCCGCCTCCGTGATCAATTGATAGAATTATTAGACTCCTTCACTTATAGTAAGATACTAGAGGCACAGGCTGCCGATGCAGACAATATTCAAAATGCCTTGAAGAAGATACCAATGCCCTTAGGCAAAACAATAATAATAGCATAGGGGTGATCAGTGGCTCGTTTGTTTATTACGCCAAGGGAAGTTGATTTAATAGCAGACCTAACAAAGGAAGTTATGAAAGATGTGATAGGTCAAAAGATCTATTATTATCGAATTAGGCAAGACCTTACTAAGATTCATGATGTTTATGAAGAGGCTATCGATAAAATCTTCGATCCTCCTATCGAAATTGACGCAACAGTTGAATGGAATTCACCAGAAATCTCAACAACTCGTTTTGGTGTTGGGCAGAAGCAAGAAGTCGGAGCATATTTACATTATCGCGATTTAATCGATAAAGACATCGATGTGAGAGAGGGAGACTACTTTAGCTATGGAGAGGTTTTCTTTGAGATAACCCAGCTTCAGTGGCAGTCCAATGTTTATGGAGAGGTAGAACATACAACAGGTGTGAAGCTACAAGGTCGACAGGCGAGGAAGGGCTTGATTAATAAGGCTCCACATGGTCCAACAGACGAAGCATATTATCCTGGCGATCCACATGCTGTTCAAGAAGTTTTCGTTCAGCAGCGAGGCTTCGCGGAAAATCGTCTTGGTGAGACTGGCGATGTTAGGGCCCTCATTGAGCAAGGAAAAATGCAGCTTCCACCTAAGCCAGCTCCAGCTGAAGTTTCAAAAAGGACACCAGTTGACGAACCTGACTCAATAACTTCTAGATTTTATGATGAGACATAAAGATGGCAACACGCTATAATACAATTGCATATGATGGTGCTTTAGATTTAGGGTATTCGAGTAACGATATTCCTGAAGATTTTCATATTCCACCATGTACAATAGAAGATGTTGACCGCGCTTTATTTAATTTTTTCAATGAAGAGCTCCCTTTATTCTATAAGCGAAGTAAAACTATGAAGCGGGTGCCGATTATTTTTGCGACTGGGGAAAGGTTCGCAATTTTAGCGAGAAATAAACCACTGCGTGATAAGGCTGGAGCCATTATATTACCCCTTATTTCAATACTTCGTAGTGGGATTGATCAATCAAGCGCAAAGGGTGCAACCCATGCCCAGGGCCGACCGATCATTATAAAGGTGCGGTTGTCAGAAGATGACCCTCGATATCAGCGCTTACAAAATCGGTTTGGATTTATTAACGATGATAATATAGCGATCGAAGCAAACGACAAAACCGATATTGGCACCGGTGGTGGCACGGCCCCAGGCCGTATCGCGACAAGAAGAATTGCTCCAGGAATTCCAATATCAGTTGGCCAAGGCGCAATTCTTACCCCCCATACAAGTAAAAACATAATTGAATTTATCGAAATCCCGCCAATAAAGCAATACACTGCAAATTATGATATCACATTTTGGACACAATATACACAAGAAATGAATTCTCTTTTGACAACAATGATGGGGGGGTATACCCAAAATGATCAAAGAACATTTCTTATTACGACAAAAACAGGATATAAATTCACTGCTTTTATTGACGGTGCATTAAATCCAAGTAATAATTTTGAAGATTTTTCGGACGATGAAAGATTAGTTAAGTATACATTTTCTGTTAGCGTTCCAGCCTATGTTATCGCTCCTCAAGAACCTGGATTACCAATTCCGTTTCGGCGTATTATTTCTGCTCCAGAGATTAGTTTTGGTGTTTCTGAGCTAAGTTCTCAATTAGGAGCAACCCCTCCGTCAGCAGTTCCATCAGGAGAACCCGGGCAGTA